TCTGTTATATCCTCATACCACAAAATTCTGTGATTAGGATGTTTCTTTACCAGTTCAGTCATTAAATCATTTGCCTCTTTGATTTCTCTTATAGACAATTTACTCACACCATGATTCCAAATACGAGCATCCTCTTTCTCAAGTATTGTATTTAATAACTTACCATATGAATTTGCTTGTGCAGTTACATCTCTTCTTTTTAATAAGAATACCATATCTGCATAATCTAAAATTTCATTTAAATAATCTTTACTTTTTACATAATCACACTTCATACTTTTCCATTTAGATTTTTCCATAAACTCATTGAATCCCATTGAATCAATAGTGTTCTTATGTTTTTTAAAATTAGGTTCATTCCAAAACTCTTGACCTGTAATTTGTTCTAAGGTTTTTTTAAAGTTAGTGGAACCAACTCTCCAATGTGATAATATTACTATGTTAGGCATTTTTCCATCTCCTTACATTGAAAACACTCACCACAAATCTCTTCATCTCTACACCACCAAATCTTTTCTCTTATTTCCTCTGGTAACCCATCCCAACACTCTTTCTTTGTAATGTGTTTTATTGGTCTTCTCCATGTGAATTGATGAGTAGTATAATTATCATTTTCATTAATTGCACTCATAACTTGTTTCATCATTTTTAAATTGGTTTCAGCATCTCCACCGTCATCGTTCTTTACCCAACCAACATCTAAATAATCATACTCTTCTTTAAAACATATTCTTGCACAATCAATCGATGATATAAATACATCTCCTAATGGTAGAGCATATTGAACTGATTGTGTAAACTTAAATGGTCTTATTTTTTGTAAAATTGGATTTATACTTTCTACTGCCTCTAATTGTTTTTTTAACATACCACCATGATTTAATAATTTTACATGATGTGCATGAATTTCATAATCAGTATTTTTCAAATGATGATATAATAAATAAGTAGAATCTAATCCACCACTCCAAGATATTAATACTTTATACAAATGTATCTCCCTCTACAACACCAATTAATACATAACGATTTCCACTGTAAAATTGTTTTACTTTATGTGGGGCAAATGATGGAAACAATACCATCGAACCTTTTTTTGGTTTTATCAAATCATTAGAAATCTCTAACTCACCACCATCGTAATCATCATTTAAAAATATAACGCAAGTCATTTTGTGAGTAGTATCTAATTTATCTGTATCCTTATATTGTTTTCCAAAATCTGTATGTATATTACTTTCTTTAAATATATCATCATCATATTTTAAACCAACTATTTGTCTGATACCACCCAAATTAAATCTATAAAATATATTATTTATCAATTGAACTTCACTCCATAGTTTTGATGTAAGGGAATCATCAGTTAGTTCTAAATGTTGAGTATATGACCTGTTTTTGAATGCAGAAACACCTTTCTCATTGATATGATTTACTATTGAATTACATTCTGAACTACTAAAAAAATTATCTTTTGGTACACACCATTTGAAATTTAGATTCTCTTTATACAAAACAATTACCCTCTACTTGGAATACTATTGTAAATCTATCACCATTACATTTTAAAACTTGATGTGCCGCAAATGCTGGATACATAACTAATCGACCAGGTTTTGGTTTTACTTTTCCTCTCAAAATTTTAAGTTCACCCCCATCAAAATCATCATTCAAAAATAACACCCCCGTCAATTTAAATGTTGCTGTATTATCTTCACTACTAGCAAAATCTGAATGTAAGGCATAATCTTCAGTAAATTCACCTTTACGATAATACAACCCAACTATATCTTTGAACCCATCAATATCAAATTTCCAATGTAATGTATTGGCTAACTTGAAGGTCATCCATGCTCTATCAACTAACCATTTATCATCTAACTCTGTTACATAAACTCTATTAATTTTGTTTTTAGAGTTTCTAAGATGTTCCTTTAATTTATCACACTCATCTTGTGATAAAAAATTATCTTTGATTACACTCCACTTAAAATCTTTATTTTCTTTAAGCAAAACTACTACCTACATAAAATTCTTGTATTGAGTATCGTGGACCTCTTTGTACATGAGAAACTCTATGTGATAAAAATGATGGAAAGATAGTAATCGTTCCCTTTTTCTTTGGTACTGTTATCCATCTTTCATTTTTATCTTTCATACCAAATTGTAAATCACCACCCAAATAATCATCATTCAACATAATAATACCTGTAAGTTTTCTTTGTTGACCATCGGTGGGATTCATATCTAAGTGCCAAGTATAATGGTCACTTGTATCATATTGTATATACTTTAATTCACCCTCTGGTTTATCAATATTAAATTGAAATGATTTTTCATTAACAATTTTAACCATAGTGTACATCTTATCTTGTAACCAACTCCAATCTAATTTTGGATTACTTCTGTAATCACCTGGTTGTTCTAATAAATAACTTTCTTTTGTTTTTCTGATTGAATCAATCATATGATTTTCTCTATCTTCTGCCGAATCATCAACCACACAACCACCAACAATATCTTCAAAGGCATTTACTTCGTTAATAATACCTAAACATTGTCCATCATCTAATAATGGTATTTGTACATATAAATTTTTCATCGAAAAGTATTACCCTCCAACCAAGTTATAATTGAATATCGTTTACCTTTGGTTAATGGTACAACTCTATGTGATAAGAATGATGGAAATACTAATAAACAACCTTTATCTCTATTACCTTTAAGTAACCCACTGCCCTCTGTATCAGTTAATCCAAACTCAAAATCTCCACCCTCATACTCATCACTATCTGATAATTGAATAATACCAGTAAGTTTTCTCATGGAACATTCATGCCTACCATAATCGGTATGCCATTCATATCTACCACCAATTCCGTATTTCAAGAATCTAAGTTTGTCTAAACCCTCTACATCGTAATTAAAATATTGTATGTTTGCTATTTTTAAGGCAGATTCTATTTTGTTAAATAGTGCCTTGTCATCGAATGGTTTATTAATTCTATCAAAAATAATATCTTTGTTAAGTGTTTTTCTAACATTTTTATTAATAGTACCACCTTCATAATCACCTACTAATTCACCCTCTGTTAAATCTTCAGTGTCAAGTGATTTGATTATTTTATCACATTCTTCGTTACTTAGAAAGTTTTTTCGATATATAAGAAACTCAAACTTATCATTTTTTTCCATCTATCCTCTTAGTCTTTTTTAGGTAAATTATGAACCAATATATCTGAACTGAAATATGTATCAATATCCTCTACATCTAATGAATAAAATGTGACAGGATTATCTACGAAAGTATCCTCTTTTGAAACAATTGTTATCTCATTACCATCTTTATCAAATAGTTTATCACCAGGTTCTAAATCCCAACCAGGTCTGAAACGATAATTATTACTACCAGAATCAAATACAAATGTTGATGCCAATTGATGTCTTTGATATTGCTGATTATTACTTCCACTAATTGTATAGTAGAAAGATGCTTCAGTTTCATTTTTACCTACAACAACTGAACCACTAAAAATACTACCTGCTAAATCATCGGTATTCCATTTAGCAAAATTTAAATCTGTATTTGGCATTCCAATTGGTTGATATGATTTAACTACATCACCAACTTGAACATCTTGAATTTCTTTTGTAGAACCATCATACATACGAATTTCACTACCACTTATTGAACTTGCACCTTGATATGAATGTAGTAACCAAACAGCCCAACCATCAGGTCTATTTTCTGGTTCTACCAAATGTGATTTGTATGGATTATAAAAAGAAGCAAGTATTAGATTATCTTCTGGTGTTAATAAAGTTAAACACCTACCCATACCGAGATATTTTTTACCACTACTCTCACTACCAGAACTAATTATAAATTTTTCGGATATCATACTTTTACCAGTTGCTGCAGCACCCTCTGAACCAGTAACATTCAACCAACCCCATACCATTGAACTTGATGGTTCTAAGTCTGAACGATATGAATTTAAGAAAATACTACCACTCATCTTTACTGTAAATGATGCATCAAATTGTGTTGTCTTACTAACATAATCTGGCCAATCACCAATTCCCTCACCTTGAGTTTTTGATGATGAAACATATACAGGAATTAAACTTGAACTTACTGGTGAAGTATTTAAAAGTCTTCTAAATTCTCTTTTATCATATGAACTACTTGCTATTGAGTTTAGATTATCACTTGCATTACCTGGTGAATCAAAAAATAAATGAAATGTGTTAGCATGTTCATCCTTACCTGTCATATCTTCATATTGTCTATCTGCAGTATTATTGAATGAACAACTAATATTATTTGCTGCAAAACTTGAAGATATAGATGGTCTTTGAGTCATAGGTGGATTTTCACCAAATGGATGACTATTTGCATCTGAACCATATATCACCACATTATCAAAACTTTGTGTTGCCGCGTAATTTGATATATAAGTAAATAAATCTGGTTCATGATTAGTTGTCTGTGCAGTAAATAAGTTAGTGTTATTTTCAAAGAATTTTATTTCATCACTACCACTCTCGATAGTAAAATCTATACCACCGATTATTGCTGCTCTACTTTTATTTGGCCAACCACCTGCACTACCTGTTATGTAATTCCAAAATGATTTACTTCTTGATTCTACATCAGATTTTTGTTTAAAGTTTCTTATTTGTTCTTTTGTAATTGTGGGCATTTAAATCTCCATTTTATCAATAATAAATATCATTTATCCTAATAAATCTATTACTTTTCCTTTGAATCCATTTCTACTTAATGACCATATTATCATTGGTGTGTTCCATATTTCAACATCCCAAATAATTTTTTTGTATCCAAGTCTTCCTAAGTTCTTGGCAAAGTGAAGACCAATATTTAAATATCTATTACCACGATATTCTGGTTCAACCCAAACATTATAACCATAAATATAATCAGGTATATTACTATAATCAATTTCTTCTCTGTCAACACCATCCTTAAAACTTGGTGTATTGTAGACAGGACATCCATTTTTATCCCATACTTTAGTTATTTTATTACCTGACCAAGTAAATGATATAATTTTATCATCTTTTACAGTACAACCAAATATATCACCATTTTTAATTCTCCAGTCATAATCTGATTCGTTCCACATCCCATCGTAATCATCTATATCTTCATGATATTTTTTTAACATATCTCTGAGATATTGTTTATCATTATTTGGTAAACCAATATGAAACCCATCATATGGTTTTATATGTATATCATCCGTTGGTATTTCAAACCTTATTAGTTTTTGTTTATCCATCTTGAATTTGACTCATCATGTTCTTTGGTATTGAACCACAATTACCACACGCGAATACTTGTATTGGTACTATTGCCTCTTTACCTGTAGGACTCATCAATGCAGATATTCTTTTCAAAAAGAATGATTGTATGAAAGATGCGTTTCCACACTCCTCACATTGAATCGTATCTGCTTTTGAAATATCTATTTCTTGTGGTGGTTCTTGGTATTTTCTATCACTCATTTTATCTTCCCTATTATTTCTATAAACATTGCCATAATGTTAATCTCTTTATCAACAACTACAGCATCACTTTGTTGGTATTGTGCAAGTACTAATATACACTCTGCTACATGTCCTCTACCCCAGTCATCAACAGTGTCAAATAATAATCTGAACAAATCAGAAAAATCTGTCACTTTTGAATCTGCAAGTAATTGTCTTATATTTTTAAACGAATTCTTTTTATCTTGTGTTTTCAAGATTTCTAACACTTGGTTCTTGTAATCACTTTGGATACTCATACCCTCATCAATAACTAACTTGTTATCAACCACCTGTCTTTGTGCAGCATTGATTACTCTTCTGATATCTGGATAACCACCATTCACTATTGTTACGATATCCTCTATCTCATTTGTAACATTCTCTTTAGTTAAGATATTACCCAAATGAACTGCAACTTGTTTTCTATCTGGTGGTATAATCTGAAATGATTGACACCTTGATTGTATTGGGTCAATGATTCTCTCAACATAATTACAAGTTAAAATAAACCTACAATGTTTTGAGAATGTTTCCATTAGGTTACGAAGAGCGGCCTGTGATGCAGGTGTAATGTAATCTGCCTCATCAAGTATTACAACTTTCATATTGGAAAATCCAATAGTAGATGCAAAGTTCTTTACTTTGTCTCTGACCATTTCAAGTTTCCTTTCATCAGATGCATTGATGTATAGATAATCACATTCTATATTATTGACGAGTAGTTTTGCGAGAGTGGTTTTACCTGTACCAGCCCTACCAAACAATAGAAGGTGTGGTAAATCTCCACTCTCAAGATACAACTTGACTTTACTCTTTAGGTGTTCATTACCTATATATGTGTCAAGCGATGTAGGTCGGTACTTTTCTACCCATAGGGAATTTTTTATTTCATCCATTATAACTTTCTCCAAATCCAAATTGGTTCACAAAATCTTTTATCTTTAGTCTCTTCTGCCTTTTGTATTGTTGAGTCT